GACAACAGGCGAAAAAATTATTCCGCCTATTTGTCCAAGTCGTGTGCGGCACTGTCCCAAGATTCGTAAATCTTGTTATTGACGGACTTGCCCCACATTTTAGGGTTGATGAAATTGTTGCGTGTATAGACAATTTCCCAACCCTTTCGTTCAGGGTTATAGCGTATTTCCATCGCCGTCCCTTTTGATTGTGATTTTATGTTGTTTGCCGTTTATATCAAACTTGGCACTTGCCGAAAAAAACTCGCCCTTTTCGTAATAAACGCCAACCATATCGTCTTGGTCTATTCCGTAAAAATCACACAAAGCCGTAAAGATAAGTTCCGCGGTATTGTGGTCAGTAATTATTTCGCGTGGGGCAAGCCACAAAACAGATTCTATAATGTATTTGTATTTATTCATTGTTTGTCCTTTTGTTAAAATGAGTATGCGTCATAGACGGTTAGTTCGGGCATATCGGTTATTTTCAACAACAACCCATCAAAACCCTTTCCAAAGTTTTTGCGGTATCGGTCAATATAGCGTTCAATATCGCGTTCGCTTGGTCTTGTTTGTCGCAGCGTGCTTTTGATATAGTATTCGTGGTCATCGCCATCAAAAGTGCCGTATAACATAACTTTATATTTCCACATTTTTATTTCCTTTTGATTATGATAAACTTTAATACCCCCGCAGAGTAGTCCTTAAATAAACGCCCCAAAGCGTCAAACAGGTCGTCCCCGTTCGTGTAGTATTGGGCGTTGCTTTTATGTTGTGCCCACTTATGAACATAAGTATATTCATCGTAGCCGCCATAATACGCGTAATGTTCGCCTGTATCGGCTATCACAGATTCAATAATAAGTTTCATCGTTAGTCCCCCTGTATAAGTTCCATTAAATCGTAAAGTTTTTGTTCTTGTGTTTTTGTCAGGTTTTTGTTGTGGTGTAGCAACCAAGCAACAATATCTAACGCCTTTTCAATTTGATAATCGGTCATCGTAGCCCCCTTATATTCTTTCCAATAACATTTCATAATCGCCGTCATCGCGTAAATAGTTAAAAATATCGTTAAACGCCTTTTTTGTATATTTTGTCATCATATTCGCCCCCTTTTTACATATAATATGTTGATTTTACGCCCGCGATTTCCATTATTTCGCCATCGTTTTCGCGTTGTATTTCGTTCAAGCGTTCGCAAAGTTTTTTATGTTCCGCCAATGTTGCGGCTATGTTTTCAACGGTATATTTTACGCGTTCCAATCGTTTTTTTAATTGTTCCGCCCCTTTATCTATTGCCGCAATAATTTCGGGCGTGATTGTGTTTTCTTTGCTATATTCGCCCCATATTAAATAAAAATGGCTTGATTCGGTATAATTTTCGCCGCCCCAATAGTAAAGTTTTATTTCCGTCCCAAAATAAGCGTTGTTTTCTATTAAAACCGTTAAATTGGCGTTTATTGCTTTCGTCGCGTCCGTTATTCGTTTCTTGTTGCCCGTTATACTTTTCCCCAAAAAACGCGTTAAAGCGTCTTTTACTTGCGGGGCAAGCGTCAAGGCGTTATTTATTGCTTGCGTCAATTTTTCGCCGCGTGCGTGTATTTTTGCGATTGTTTCGCTATCGTTATAAATCATCTTTTAACCTTTTGTTTCGTTGTTATGATAGAATCGCCCGATTCCATCGCGGAAAGCGTGCCCGCGTGCGTGCCGCGTTGCTTTCCGTGATAAAACGCGAAAAAAGCGGGGGCGTCTTTATTCGTAAAGACAATGAACGCCCGCCGCGTCTATGAAATAACCGTTTCCGCCGCGGTATTCGCACGCTTGCGATTCCGTTGCCCCGTCAATCATACCCGCAAAGCGTCCGCGATTGTTGCCCATCGTATAACCCGCAACAAAGACGCAAGCCAAAAGCCCAAAGACGCAAGCCCCGCGGAAAAAATACCCCGCAAAGCGTTCCAAGCGTTTTCGCTTGATTGCTTTTATATAGTAATTATTCATCGTTTCCCCCTTATTATTAAAAAGCCATTATTCCGCTATCGTGATATTTATAGCCGTCTATTTCGTGCTTTCCCCAATAAATAACCCCTTTACGCGTGCGAACATTTAACCCTAACCCGTTCAAGCGTTCGCGTGTTGTTGCCGTATTATAGCCGCAAAGCGAAAAATAAACGCTTTTTTCGTTTTTATCATAATACGCGATACAATTTCCCCAAAGTAAAAGTTTAACTTTGTCCCCGTCCAAAATAACGCTTGTATTTTGTAAATTGAACGCGTGCCCGTGTAAAAAGTTATAAATTGCCTTTTCGGTTATTTTTCTTGCCATTTTTTTCGTTCCTTTGTTTTATTCGTTTTTTATGTTTCCGCGGGCGATTCGTGCGATTCGTTCGCGGGGCTTGGTCAATTTTGCGGAACGCTTTGTTTTTCGTTGCTTTCGTGCGTTTCCGTTCCCTTGACAATACAAAGATTATCACAATTAAAAAAATAAATCAAGCGTTTTTTTATGTTTTTTTTCGTTTTTTTGTGTTTTCGTTGTTTTCCGCGGGCTTGCGGGCAAGTTTTTCCCCCGATTTCCCCGATAAAATGGGGGGAAATAATTTCTATTTATATTTTTTTAATCGCGTATATGATATTAGTTATATGGGAAAATAGGGGGAATAGGGAAAAAAGTCAATGTTTCCGCGGCTTTGCGGCGTTTTTGTTATTGGGGGAAAATTGGCACAAAGGGCAAAAGCCCCCGATTTCCGCGGCTTTCGTTGCGTTGCCCGATTCGGTTGCGTTGCTTTCATCTTTGCGGGGCTATATTGACGGCGTGTATATTTTGTCAAGCGTGCCCGATGGGCGTGTGTGTTGTCGCCATTTCTATTTTGTCAAGCAAACACGGCAGACGGGCGGAGGGGGGGTGGCGGGGTCTGACAAAACATTTATAGGACCATCACATACGCCAAAAAATCAACCTGACGAATATGACGAAAACTCAATCTACATTTTCTGCTTGACATTTGTATAGACATCTGTAAAAATAATCATTGTCCGAGGGGGTTTAATCAACGGCAGTGTTGATATTTTGGACGCAAACAACCCCTACGAATTTTTGAAAAGGAACGGAATGGACGGCGAAACTTATTATTTAGCGGCTATTTTTTTAACAGATAAGAACCCTGGCGTTCAATTTCGTGAGATGCTGAACCACGATGCGAATGTTGGCCAAGCGGCCCGTTTATATTTCCGAGAAGATTTGCGTGAACTCCCTTTATTTGGTTGGAACACATTTTGCCTGAAAATGGAAGAAACAGGCAACAAGAAATGGTTGGCAAAAATCAAGGCCTTGGACAACGATGTTATTTTGGGTCATTTGGAACAACAACTTATGTATGCCAGTCGTGATGGAAAAACCCCGAACCGCAATTTATTGGAGGCAACCGTAAAAGCACTGCAAGGTGTCACCGCACTGACGAAAATATCAGCGGAAAACGATGGTGCTGTTGCTGACGGAATAGAAGTGCGTTTTATACCATCGCTTGATACTCCGATTGAGCCCGAAACTTGGGAAGAACTCCTTGACCGCCTGAATCTTTCTTCTGAAAACCCTGCGAGCAACGCGAGCCCAGAGGTGAAACGATGATTCAAATGGAAATAATTGCCGATTTTCGTCCAATCATCTCAAATGCCTTTATTTACAAATATCGCTATTTGTCATTCCTGACGGGCCGTATGGGTTTGGCGAAATCAACGAATATATCAAAAGCGTTGCTAATCGTGGGTCTGATGAAACCGCTGCGTATATTGTGTGCACGACAAACGATGTCGTCCATCAAAGATTCGGTCCACGCCCAATTATGCGATATAATCAGAGCATACGATTTGCCTTATGTAATTTACAACGACGCTATCAAGGCCCCGAATGGGACCACTTTCATTTTTAAGGGGTTGCAGGAAACAGGTATTCATAACATTCGTTCAATGACCAACATTGACATCTGCTGGCTGGAAGAGGGACAGTCAGTCAGTAAGGAAAGTTGGGAAAGTTTGGTCCCAACAATACGAACAAAAGGGTCTTATATCATCGTATCTGCTAACCCTGACGAAGAATCAGATATAGTGCAGCAGATGTTTGGACCAGAGGCAGACAGCCGTGACGATACATATACTTGCTATAAAGATTTCCGCTACAACCCTTTCCTTTTGCCCAGAGCAATTTTACACGATATTTATTTGATGAAGAAAAACCGCCCAGCCGATTACGATAGTATCTATCTTGGCCACATCAAAAAAGCCACCGACCACCCTGTCGTCAAATCGTGGAACCCAGACCTCAATATCGGCGTTGGCAAACGGCAGCATACAATCATCTGGTCGCTGGACTTCAATGTGAACCCACAATGTTCGGTTATCTGCCATTGGGACGGGGCACACGATTTTTACTTTTCTGACGAAATCGTCCTTGAAAACGCACCAACGCAACAAGTGGCAGAAGAATTTGTCCGCTTGTATAGAGAAAAATACGCCGATTGTTATTTAGTCATCAACGGTGACGCATCTGGTCAAAACCGTTCTTCCAACTCTATGTATTCAAATTACGCAATAATTGAACAGGTGTTGACCGCAGCGAAAATACGCTTTACATTTGATGTGCCTCGCCGCAACACCAGTATTGCCAATCGGGTCAGTAATTTTGATTGGCACATTTTAGGGCTTGATGGCAAGCCACACATTCTGATTGACCCTGAATGTGTCCACCTGATACATTCCTGTAAATTGCTCGGTTATGACGAAAATGGCAAAATCATTGAAACGCCTGCTCGTCCTGGTATGAAAACGATTGACTATGCGAAATCGCACATATTTGACGCAGCGTCTTATTGTGTGATGATAAACGACCCTGTTGTTGAAACTTTCTTAAAGACACCGAAACCACAGTTGGTTTCTATAAAAGAGATGTGGGAACAATCTCTGCGTAAAACAGCCAAAGGAGGGGCCAGCGTATGACAGAAGAAGAACTCAAAAAATGGGAATTTCTAATCAAAAAGCACCCTGAAAGGGCTGGTGTGGCTTATGAGTTATATTTGGCTCATAAGACAAAAGACGCTAATGTCACGACCTATTTTATGTGGGCCGAGAAATTAGAAAGGCAAACCGAACGGCGGTATCGCAAGGGCTTGGAAAAGTATTGTGCCCGCCATTCATTGAAAATGGAGTGTGAAAATGGCAACGAAACTAATAAGTTGTTCCTTTGAACCTGGCTCTATGGGAGGTTTCATCACCATCTGTAATGGTGTGAACTTCGGACGGGCCGAACATTTCAGCAAGACGATTGCTGTGACAAAAGAGGCGTTCATCGCTGCTTGTAAAGACCGCGTATTGTTCAATGACCTTTTGGGTATTGACATTCGCACGGGTTGGCAGAACGCTTTATCTGACGCTATTGAACCATTCAAAGCGATGAAAGAAGATTTTGACACGGACACCGCAGCAAAAGTTTCTTCTGAACTTGATGTTCAAATGCGTGGCGAAGATGCGGTCAAAGCCGACATCGCTGCTGTTGAAAAAGAAAACGCAAAGTTGGAAAAAGCAGCAAAACGGGCCGCAAAACCAAAAGCAAAAAAAGACGAAAAACCTGTTGTTGAAACACCAGTGGAACCAGAAGTTCCTGCTGAACCTGAAAAACCAGCGGAACCAGAACACGACACAACGGTCACAGAAGATGAATTAGCACCATCTGTTGAACCAACACCTGTCGCAGAAGAACCAAAAACCGAAGAGGTAAATGATGGACAAGACCGAGTTGCAGTCGCTGATAACAGCGGCGAGGACACCAGAGGTCAAGAAGATAGCGGAGTATCTTCTGAAAGACCAGGGTCCGAAAGTGCTCAATAGAGAACACGAACAGGTCTTCAAAGGTTTTATGATGGCATATTTTGCCATCATAGAACTCCAAGACCAAACAATAACCGAAAACGAGGAGTAAGAAAATGCCAGAAATCACGGAAGACGATTTGAGCAAGGCACTTGGTGACCCTGTTGATGAAGTTCAGGACCAATTAGCCAAAGATTTGCTTGACGAAGATGACGATAAGTCAGACAACAAAGGTGGCGATGACACACCACCAGCAGACAACCCTGACGGCGATGCGAAAGGTGACGATGCTGCGGACCCCGCAAAAGACGACACCAAGCCCGATGACAAGAACCCAGACCAACCTGACGGCGATGGGACCAAGTCCGATGACGCTGCGGACCCCGCGACAGAACCGAAAGACAAAACCCCTGAAACCAACCCAGACGAAATGATTTTGGGCAAGTTCAAAACCGTGGACGATTTGAAAAACGCGTATCAGAACTTGGAAAAGAAGTTGGGGGAAAAGGCCCAAGAGGTCAAAGAGGTCAGTCAAGTCAGCGGAACCGAGTTTGATGCTGCTGTTCGCCAGAAAATTATGGAAGAAAACTGGAAAATTGTGAACAAAGCGTTTGAAACCATCGCAGACCCTGAAAACGCAAAAGAGGCACAATATCTTTTGTCGCAGTTCAAAAGAACAGGTGATGCTGGGTTGCTTGAACAGGCCCGTGCATATCTTGACAAGCGTATTGACCGCAAATTAGAGGTTGATACGATGAATATGGCCGCAAAGATTCAGCGTGTTGCCAACGAACACAGACAAGAAGTCATTTTGAAACCTTTGTCTGATGAATTGGACAAAATGGCCGAAGAAGACCCTGAATTTATGAATGATACCACAAATCAGGACTTGATGGCGATGGCAATTCGTTTGAACCCGATGAAAGTTGATGTCCGTGCTGTGAAGAAAGCAATTCAAGATTACAGCAAGACCCAATATCAAAAGGGTTATGAGGCAGCGAAGAAAGAATTTGCCAAACAGACAGAAACGAAAGCGGTTTCAGTGAAATCGGTTGCAAAAATGGAAACACCAACACCGAAAAAACCAGTTGAGGCGATGTCCATTGAAGACCAACTGAAAGAAGAATACAAGGACTTGAACTTGTTATAATGTCAGGGGGCAACCCCTGATTAAAAAGGAGGCCGTTATGAAAACCATCGCAGGACTTTTGATATTATGGTTAGTGTTTTGCTTTTTATGTTTTTCTTTGACAGGGTGTTCAAGAAAAACGCCCGTGGACAATGCGTTTCAAGAGGTTCAAACCTCAATCGTTGCCATCAAAGACAGTTTGCCGCCCGAATGTCAAACGGCAGAAGTAATGGCAAAAATAGACGAAGTTGAATGGAAACGCCAAACAGCAGAATCTGTCTGTCAGGCAAAAATCAAAGACACTCAAAACAAATATGAACGCGTTTTGTGGGTCCTTGGTTTTATAATTTTGGCCTTTTTAGCAAAAAATTTCATAAAAAAATAAAAAAAGTGTAATTTTTTGTGCGAGATTTGTTTATTATGTAGTAAGGAAGATAAAAACCTGATTCAAGTCGGACAACCCGAAAGGGCCCAACAAGAACAGACAATTTTTGGTTTCCGAAACCTGAATTTAACCTTATAGTATGGAGGACAATATGTCTGCAAATGCACAACAGGTTGGTATAGCACCGTATCAGGCCGTTTCGGAAAAATGGTCCCGTGTGTTATTGAAAAACCTGTCTTTGGTCGGGGTCTATAAGCACATAGCCATTGACCACTCTTCTGAATTGGCTGACAATTCGGACGCGATTCACCTGCGTATGGTGTCTGATTCTTCTGTCACAGTTGCGAATTATTACACACGCAACGCAACACCTGGTCAAGCAGGGTCCCAAGGCACAATTTCCTATGGAACTGCTGCTGTCACTGACACAGTTTTGCAGTTGACAGAAACTCCATCAACCGCTGTCAAATTTGAAGATTATGCTTTGAAGACAGCAAATGTGAACTTCCAGGCGAAAATCATTGAAAGAGCCCGCTATTATTTGGCGAAGTTCGTTGACACATTCGTTATGAACACAATCATATCGGCTGCTGGCACGACATTGACTGCTTTCAATGCGACAACCGCTGCATCGGGCGATGTCTATGACTTGTTATTGCAAGCCGCAGCCGTCTTGAAAAATGCGGGTGCTGTTCCTGTTTCCAATGTTTCTGACTTGGCTGGGGACCGCGGAATGGAAGAAGTTGGGTATGTGGTTGTGAACCCAGATATGATGCGTTTCATCTTGAAAGAACCTGCTTTTGTCAAATGTGACTTCACAGACAAAAATGGTATGTGGAAAGCGGGTGTCGTTCGTGGAACCATCGCTGGTTTGGTTGTTTTGGAAAGTTCCAATATGCCAACCACTTCCAAGAAAGTCACAATCTTTGCTGGTATCAAATCAGCGACACATTATGCGGTCAAGAAGATTTCAGACCGTATGATGCCATTGGAAGACACATTCCAAATGGCTTGGTCTGTTTTGACTGCCTGCGGTTGTGTGGTTTCTCACCCATCGGCAATCGTAAAGTGCCAAGTGACGGTGCAACCATAACCGTTCCAACAAGAGAGGGCCCGACATTTCAACGGGTCCCCTCTTGGGTTATTTAACAAAGAGTTTGTGATATGATAGTTTGTGATTACGAATTAGGTGAAGTAAAAAAGAGAGAATTGACACAAGCAGACAAAGATAATGTTTGCAATTATGTCGTTGCTCGTTGGAACGCTTGGGCAAAGCCGTTGAAAGGCGTTCAAGATAATACCCGTGTAATTCGTGACCGTGCCACGCCATCTATTTGCAGTATGAAACAACCTGAAAAGAAAAAAGATTGGCACAGCGACATCAAACTCAATCGTATGTATGAATACTATAATAAATTATACGGTATTTTATACGAAACATTTTATGATAAAATTTCATCGTATTTGAAACTTGGCAAAGACAATCACGACAAGGTTTATAACCTGGCTTTGGACCAAGAAAACAAAAAGACACTTTTGGTGTCAATCAAAGATATGCTGGACACAGGCGAAGTTGTTGCCAGTTCCGAATACAAAACAGTTTATAAGAAAGAAGTTTTGCCGATTGACCAAATCGGTATGGTGGACCCAAACTCCATCATCTCTGTCCGTGAAACCTCGTTTGTGTATCGGAAAGAAGTCAGCAAGCGTTTGAATTTCATTCGTATTGACCCGTGCAACTTCGTGTATGACCCACTCATCACACCTTGCACGGACGACTTCTATGAATGTGACAAGATTATCAAACAGTGGAAAACACGCCGTGAGATTTTATCTAACAAATCGTATGAGGTTGACCGTCAGGCGTTTGAAGAGGCCTATGCCGAACAGACAACGCCAAACGCAGAGTCACAAGACGAATCAGATGTTGATTCTGTATATCGTTATAATCAAATTGAAGTTCTGACAATGTTTGGAACATTCTATATTGACGGCAAAACTTATGAAAATTATGTTGCGGTGGTTATCGGACGCAGATTCTTGGCGTATTTTGCCCCGAAAGGTATCTATACACCTGATGTGTATTATTTTCCGTTCCACGCCAGAGGCAACGGTGCTCGTGGTATATCACCATTGTTCTATATTGCTGACCTTTGCCAGGCAGAAGAAGATTCATACAATGACAGCCGTGACGCTGTGAAATTGTTGCTGAACCCAACACGGTATGCACCGACAGGGTTCTTTGAAGATACAAAGGTCAAACAAGAACCAGGCAAAATCATCACATATCGCCTTGGTATGCAAGACCCCAACGCAATTATCAAAGAACAGATTGACGCACAACCTGCGATTCAGGCATTCCAGGAAACCACAAAACAGTTGGAAAAGGAAATTGCTGGTATTGACAACGGTCAGTTGTCTGTAAAATCAGAGGCGTTGACCGAAGAAGAAGTTAAACGCATCGCAATCAGTGAATCTTTGATACCAAATATGATTATTTCGGGTATTATGTTGAATATCGTGAGCCGTTATTTGAAAGATTGTGTCCAAATGATTGACAACGAAGAAATGGACGGCACTGTTGTCAAAACTGCTTGGGAATATGCTAACGAACAATTACAAATGCAGAACATTGTTGCTTTGATTGAAAAAGTTGGTGCTGCTGACCCGTCAATGGTCAAGATACAAGATACAGCGGTCAAGGCGTTGCAGGCGATGGGTGTGAACCCAGCCGATTACTTGAACGATGGCCGTATGCAGCAGATATTCAAGAGTTTTGGTGGTTTGTCCAACGAAGTGTTGCAACAGTTGGTTTTGATTGGGCAGCAATTACAGGTTGAACAAAACAATTTACAAAAGGCCTCAAAGTTGATGGCACAACTGCAAGATGACGAATATCGCAAACAGTTGCGTGAAACTTGGGCAGAATCAGGTGTATTGCCACCATCGGTAATTGTTCCAAATGGCGATACCACAATGGAAGTTCCTGTGACCCGTGTCACACCAGAATCACAGGTAAAGAATAAAGTATCAACAACGGCGGACTAAAATGAAATCGTATGAAGAACTTATTATTGAAACATTGAATCAGCGTGCGATTATTGACAATCGTCAGGTGGTATCTATCAACGATGTCACGCCATCTGTGTTGATTGCTTTTGACCGTGCTTGCTCGGAAATGCGTGATATGTATAACTGGGTGTGGAACAAAAAGAAAATATCGTTTGTGACACAGGCAGGAAGAACCGCATACCCGATGCCATACGGAATTATGCGTGGTATGTCTTTGGCCGATAGTGACAACAATGTTTGCACTCTTGATTATGCCGATGAATTGACAGCAAAAGAGGGCTGCCCGACACAATGGTCATATAACTGGGAAACCGAAGAAATTGAGATTGCCCCAGCGGAAAAGGACGACCAACACACAATGACGATGGAATACTTTGATAAGCATATTGCGTATCATACTGACCGTTCCAACCCAGACAATCTGATGAAAACATTTGATAAAACTGGTGCGGAGGCAGCAACAACAAACCAATTCCTGAATGTGCCAGATGTTATTTATGAGGCATATTCTAAATGTGTCGTGACACTGGCTCGTGTATATCTGAATGAGGGTGCACAACCGACAGTGTTTGAGGCACAAAAACAAGAGTTCCAAAACGCACTCAATTCGTTGTTGGAATATGCGAAAACACCGTTCTATAAAGCCCAGAGGTTTGAACTATGATGTATAAAATTGAATATGGAAAACTGATTACACCACCTGTTGTGTGGAAAGGTATGATTGGTTATAACAACAACCTTGAACGCTTGCTTGCGGACGGTTGGAAACCAAAAGTCACCACTGGTGAGGGTGATGAAATTTCGTATATTGAACACGCTGATTATATTGAAGAAAGACACAGCACGCCAGATTTTGACTATCGTCAAGCCCGTGCAGCAGCATACCCTGAACTTGGTGATATGATTGACGCTTTCTGTAAAGCATACGCTGGCGATGACACAGAATTAAAGAACCTGATGGCTCAAAGAGATATTGTCAAATCAACAATAAAGAAAACAGAATGATTAAAACAACGCCTTTTGTGAACCCTTTTCGGAAACTCGCTAAAAACCCAAGCGGGTTGACGAAAGTTGTTGCAAATAAGGGCAAAATATATGAACAGGTGGTGCGTAAAAAATGTCAACCAGGAACCTAAACCTTTTGTGGAAAGATTTTAAGGGTATTCGCACGATGAATACCGTGAACTCTGCAACGCAGTTGGCAGCAGACATAGCCCACAACATTCGTTTATCAAAAGAAAAATCTGGTGAAATGCGGTCCATCGTGACCTCTGGCTGGTTTGAAGAATTTACAGATATGGAAGACCCTGTAATTCGTTTGGTTTCTGCAAACATTACTGGTTATACTGATGCCGAACAACTGATTGCTTTCACCAAGACAGGAAATGTTATCAAGGCCTGGTTGGTTATGGGCACCTCTGGCACATTGGTTAAAGAACAAATTGGCCAGTGGACGGGCGAATCTGATGTCACCGATGCTTGTATGGTTCAAATTGGCGACTATCTTGCGTTGGCTGTTGCGTTTGGTTCTTCACATCTTGGGTTTATTATGTATGCGGTTTCAACGCCAACAATTACTGGCGTGACTTGGACAGATTACAATAACTGGCATAGTGGCGATACAACAATACAAGATACAACGCTAAATGCTAACATTAAAGAAATCACCAGTATCAGACAATATGGTGCTCGTTTAGCAATCAACGGGACCACAGAGTATCAGTCATCGGGCACTTCTGAACGCATCTTTGGTGTGTGGTTCAGTGCTGCTGGCGAACCGACAGTATTTGCTACGAACTATCTTGATTCCGCAACCGACACAACTGCTTTCTGTGTGCCAACTGGTGACAAGATTACACACCTTGAAAACTATCACGGCTTGACTGCTTTTGGTGTGAATCGTTCATATAACATTACTGGAACAAGCCAGAACGATTATAAGATTTTGGACTTGACCGCCAAAGGTGTTGTCGGAAATGCTGTATTCACTTTGAACGGTCAATGTGCTTATGTTGATTCGCAGGCAAACAATATCTTTACGCTGCGTGATAACATTGACGGAACCATTGGTTTCAATGACCCTATTGGAAACGATATTCAGGGTTATTTGGAAGATGTCAAAAATGTCACCATCAACACAAACAACCGCCGAGTTCGTATGACCAAAGAAACTGGTCAATGCTTGGTCTTTGATGTTGATATTGGCGAATGGACCGAAGAAACATTAAACCCGCACGCACGCTGCGTCACATTTAATGGCAACGAATACTATTGCGATGGTTCAGAACATATTTATCTTATCACAGAAAAATGGTCCGCAAACAGCCAGATTGTGCCAAACGAAGAGGGTTATTACTCACACTATCGCACGAACCTGATTTGGCTTGATTCGCAGACATCAGTAAAAAGCCATTTATACCCGTTTGCAGTGGTGTTGGAACCTCGGTCAACCAACATATTCAAAATCAAATTCACAACAGACCGTGGTGATACATACGAGGCAAATATCAGCAGGGCTGGCATCACAAATGTTGCGACATATTCCGCCAACAGAAATGTGCCAGCGGACGGTTCGCACTTTGTGAACGACAAAGATGATTTGTCGGGCCGTGTGTTCTATTCAACAACAGATACAGATTTGTTGGTCACGATTGACAGACCTCCATTCTGGCGGTATCTGCAAATTGACATTTACACCACAGCACCAACGCACCAAATAAATGTGTCTGGTGTTGAGGCCAAGAACACATTTATAAACGATGAGCAGTTAGATTATTAGGGAACGAAAATGATAACGCAATTATATTCTTTTTCAATAGGTTCGTTTGTGGTTGCGGAAGAATGGAACGCCAATTTCCGCACGCTGCACGATTATTGTGTCGCACACGCCTTGTCTATTGAAGATGCGTATGATACATTGGCTTTTCCTGATAGCGACTTGACTTATGTTTTTAGTTCGGTTCGCAGAACTGATACAAATGTCAGAATGAACCAACCGTATATCAGTTTTATTGTGGACCGCAATAAGGAATACTATATTGGTTCACCAGCAAACCCAGATGTCTTGCCAGCACAAACACCAGTCAACATCATTATCAGAGAGGGTATGGAGGGCGAGTGCCGTGTTATATTTAGATTGCCTGAACTGATGACATTGGAGGCACCTGTCAGAATCACATATAAAGGCGTTGTTATAACACCAAAAGACCCAACAGCCGATTGTTATGTGAACACTGGGTATTACGATTATTTCAACCCTGGTCTGTATTATGTAATGATTCACGAACAGAACGGGAAAGCACAAGTTAAACTTATATCAGCAGCGGAGGCGTAAATGATTATTACAAAAATATATGGAACTGGTATCACTGGTGTTGAAGTCGCCGAAAATACCTATAAAGAGGCGATGGGTTCACTTGTTGTCACAGATATAACATCTTATGAATACCAAAGTGGGACTTGGTATAATACCGACACCTCCACTGCGGTTGATTTTGATACGCTTGGCATAACGCCAGAGGGAACCCTTGTTGATGGTGACACGATTGTTGTTGCATATCATCAGTCGGAAATGGTTGTATTTAATGCTGGCGAGGGTATTCCAGCCCCAGATTTGAACTCAAATTTTGATACGCTGCGGACGCAAAGCAACGCAAACGAGGCAAACATTACAAACATTGAAAACACCGCCCTGCGTATTGACGGTTCTAATGTTGACGATGCCACTGTTGCTGCGTTTAATCGCAACGAAACCGTGACACTTGCGTCTTCTGGTGCAAGTTTATTGACAGATAATGCCGAACACTTCTTGGCCCCGACAGGTAATTGTGATTTGACTGTTCCTGTAATCGCACAGGGCGATTTGTATTCACACACAATCAACATAGCAATTCAGGGCAGCAATTATGGTGTGACGCTTTATGAGGGTGGAACCGCAATCACAAGACATCTGTTGAATGGTGAAAATGTTGATACGACCTTGCCATACAACATTCTTTTGATGTATAATCATTTAGACGGGCACTGGTATTATTACATTTCACAATAAGAGGTTTAGATGGCCAAACTGCTGAACTCTTTTGGAAGAACAAGAACTTTCTTGGACAACGCCGACTATGTGGTCTTCCGTAAGAACACAGCGGGTGCGTGGTCATTCACTATTCCTGAAACCCGTATGTATTACATTGACGCTGTTGGAGGCGGTGCTGGTGGTTGGGCTGTTCACTTATATCGTCACGAGAGTAATGTTGACCCCTATATTCATCTGCCCTTTGGCGGAGGAAGTTCTGGTTGGTCTGCTTTTGGTCCGTTTTATTTAACCAAAGGCACAGTTATCAGCGGTGTTGTTGGTAATGGTGGTGCAGCAAAAACAAGCGATATAGCATCGTCTAATTTAGGAACTTTTTATGGCAACCCTGGTGGAAATACAACTGTTGTAATTGACGGAACTACATATACACAACCTGGCGGAATAGCCGCATCAGTCACACATACCGTTGCATCAGAATTTGGCACCTGGACAAACAGTTTAGGAAGTCCTGGAAGTGCCGCAAACGGAAACAACGGAATACGAGGAACAACAGCGGGGACTGGCGGTGCGTCTGTGCTTGAAAACGCTGGTTATGGTGGAAATGCGTCCACGCCAACAGGTGGTGGTCTTGATGCGTCTGCTGGGTATAGAGGTTTAATAAGAGTGAGGGTTGCATAATGTCTAAATTCTTGAACTGTTTTGGAAAAGTGAACGCCCTTGTAAATAGCAACGGAGTGGTTTTATTAGAAACATCTGTGACTGGAACTCATACACTTGATTTAGGCCAAGGTATTTATCGTATAGTTTTGATTGGCGGCGGAGGTGGCGGTGGAAAAACATATTGGGCCGCTGGACACGAAATTTTTTACAGATACGCAAAAGGTGGCGTGGGTGCTACTGTTGATATGTATGTTGATGTGCCGTTAGATTGCACCGCAACAATTACGCTTGGTGCTGGTGGACATTCAGATTCAAGAACCTCTGGTGCAGATACAACAGCCACCGATGGAACGGGGTCTTCAATTATTGGCATACCAAATCTTGTTGTAAATTGTGGTTATGGCACCGCTGGAAACATTGTTTCAAAAACTGGCTACCCTGGCACAATGGGGGCGTTGACTTTGTCTGGCGATGCTATCTTGCGGGTTGATATGAACAGTAATGAGCACCCGATAACTTCCACGGCGACATCTGGTGTTCGGGCAAATACGAACTGGCCAACAAACACAACGCTTGGCCGTGGTGGAGGTTGCTCTGCTGGAACAGGTGGTTATATTTATGCTGGGGGTCCTGCATATTGTCTTATCAGGTATTATAATCGCAATTACTTTAATTTGGACGAAATGTAATGATAGTGCAAGCATATTTTCTTTTGTCAGATGAAGACAAGGCGTTAGCAAAACGCTTGTGGGAAGAAAGTATGAAAGAGCCCTGGTTTGTGTATGACAAGGCCGATATGTTTGTGGTTATGCACGATGGAAAGATACTTGGTGGTTTTGCTGTGTATCGTGACGATTCCGAGGGTGTCAGCGGTTTATTTTGTTCTGGGTGGACCGCAAGACACTCAAAAGTTCCTGTGGACCGCATATTACAACGGCTTGCTGATTCTGTTGGCGATGTTTTATTCAAAACAGACAAAAGGCCAGCAAAATTTTTATTAGAAAAAATCGGAAAAAGGGTCAAAAACACAGAGAGATTTGTTTATTATGTAATAAGAGGTAAATAAAATGGGACAACCAAAAGATGTTCAGGCCGCAAAGGTCAACGAAAACTATAATTGGGGTGAATTTGGTTCTGCTACACAGGGCGGCGTGATGTTGTCACCAATGGCAAGTCAAAGCGTCAAAACTGCACAAGAGGGAATCAGTCAGTATTTGAACGAGTTGATAAACCCGTCTTATGACAACGAATCTTTCAAAGCACGCCAAACATTACTTGACCAGAGCAACAATGCGTTTGCACAACAATTAGGGGCACAGGCGATGGCTCGTGGTGCTCGCGGCAACGCAACACAAGCAATTTTGAATAGTGTTATGGCCAATCGTGCGACAGATATGCGTAATGCTATGACGCAAGAAGATGCCCGCGTTCAAAACATTTTGTCCGCCTTGTCTGGTATTGAGGGTAATTATTTCCAGCAAAGCAACGCGATGGCAAACAATGTATTACAGCGTGCTATGACAAATGCACAAGCAGAAAATACAGCCAATATGACCAACGCAAACAACTACAACGCTTGGAAAAACAATATGATAAGCGGTGCGGCTATGGTTGTCGGTGCTATGCTCGGCGGTCCTGCTGGGGCGGCTTTGGCTGGTGGTGCAGCAAACGCGGCAACAAAACAAGAATAAAGAGGAAAAAATGTCAACAGTAAAATCAACTTTTGTTATTCCTGACTTTGGACCAAACCAGACGATGATTGACCCGAATACTGGTATGGCACAGGGTTATGCCAGCAGCCCACTTGCAGGTTTGCTTGCGTCAGCCAGTGATAAGCCATTAAAAGAAAGACAAGTTGCAACAACGCGTCCTACGGCTTATGACGATATTTTGAAAACTCGTAATAGTATATTGGGCTTTTCAAAAGAACTTGATGATGCTATGAAAATCAAAGAATCAACTGGTTATTCTTTGGCAAACGCGTTAGCAAACATTCCGCAACAGCAAGGGTATGGTTCTTGGTTATCTGATTTTGCTCGTGCTTTTGGTGGCGGTATGACAAACGCTGCTAACAACTATGTTGACCGTGCAAAAACAAAATTTGCAAACGATTTGAATCTTGCAAAAGCAGGTCTTGATTTTGACAAAGCACTTGGAAATACAGTGACGACAGATTACGAATACTCTGCACCAGGAACTGGGGCTCAAAGTTTGATGGCCTCACTGTTGTTGGGTAATTTATAAAGAGGTGTTGATATGAACGCTACATTATTGAAAGCACTTGTTGACCAACAGCAGCAAGCACAGGCAAGACAACACTATGCCGATGTTTTTAATGCTTTGGAATCATCTTATCGTGATTCTATGGAAAAGGCATACGGTTTGAACGATGCCGATGAATTTAGACGCGAGGGCGGACTTGGTCGTGCTGCCGATGTTGCAACTTCTCGTATATTAGGGCTGTTTCCTGGCCGTGTTGATGAGGGCAGAACTGGTATGCGTAATATGAACCCAATTTTGGTTCAACTGTTGCGTGAAAAAGGTTTTAAGGACGCGTTTCAAGGTGCTGCCGAGGCGTTGATGCAACTTCCTGACGAAAGTGACCCAGCGGGTATGTTGAACTTTTTTGAGAAAGTTCGTGCGATGGGAGGTATTCCGTATTCTTTGTCAGATAAACGCGTCAATGAATCAAAAGCAAATTCTGTCCCAAAGGCAGATATAAGGTCAATCGCTGAAAAATATGGGTATTAAAAATGGACGAAAAACGCTACAATGGCACAGGCCCAACTTATGAAGAACTTGCTCGTGTGGTTGCCGAAACCACAGGTGGTAATGTCACTGCAAAAGATGTGGACGAGGTTTTGAACCGCGATATGGCACCTATTGCCAATGAGTGGCGTGGTATGGCGTCCAGTGAAAGGTTGCCGCTTGAAACTTTGTATGCCTCTACTGGGGACAAAGAAAAGTCAATAAATGATGTTTTGAAAAAATGGGACACAGAGTTTGGAAAACCAAGAAAAGTTCTTGAAATAGGCACAAACCGCGATATTTACAACGCTTTGAAAGAAGTTTATGATAGAACGGGCGATTGGGACACGGTTTATAAGGTTGCAAAATACAACAATGTTCCAAAAGAACTGATGGACAATTTTGTTAAAGATGGCAAATGGACCGATTATTCTGTTGGTGATGAACTTGGTTCTGGCACGGGTGCTGTTTTGCGTGGTGTGTCCGATAATTTATATGGCGGTCTTGCGAACATTTTGTCAGGTGGTCGTTATGCAGACCAATTTACAGATGTTGTGCCAAACGGCGTGGAATACGATGATATGGCACATACGCTATGGCGTGCAGGTATTCGCCAATCAGACGAATATGGTCGTTCTTTGATGGAAACTGACCCTGCGATGGAAATCATCGGACAAATTGTTGGTATGGCCCCAACTCTTGGTGCCGCTGGCTTGGCGACAAAGGGTGTAAAAGTATCTGGTGGTTTGACCAAATTAGGTCGTGCTGCCAACACATTTACAAAAGGTGCTGCGACTGGTGCGTTGGCGTCTATACCAGGTTCTATTACAAAAGAAAGCGTTGGTGATGCTATGTCAAACACTTTGGCGGAATCGCTTATGTTTGGTGCTGGTGATGTTGCTTTATCGGGTTTGGGTGCTGGTTTGGGTGCAGCAAAAAAATGGGGTGCTGGCAAATTAGCAAAGATTAAAGCCCCGTCAGAAAATTATACCAAGGCGTTTGCCAAAATAAAACGCATAGAAGATATGTCGGAAGAAGAGTTAAAACGCGGCGTTGAACGCGGTTGGTTGAAAGATGGAAAACTCAATGTTCCGCAGTATTTGGCTGATGAATATGGCCTGGGTGCCGCAGAAACAATGGAAGATTTGTGGCGTGTTGCCAAAGGAAATCGTGAAGTTTATAACCAACTTCGTGCAGACCTTGAAAAGTTCAATTATCGTGAGGCGATTGGAAACGCCGCCAAAAAAGCGATGATTCCAAACGCTAATTTATCGCGTGTCAATCAGGTATTAAAAAGCATACCAGAACGCCTTGAACAGTTTTCAGAGGGTTCAAAATGGTATGAATCTTTGACTGGCGAACAGTTAGCCCAAACGATGAAAGCGTTTAATGAAGATGTCAAAAAAGCGTTGACATCTATCAAGAACCCAAACAAGTTAGAAAAGCAGGCGATTGACAATTATTTGAAAGAGATTGAATCTTCTAATATGTTGCAGTTTATGAAAAAACAAATGCCATCTCAATTCCAGGCAGTTGATAGAAGTTCAACATTGTTGGGTGAATTTGGAAAGTTGTTTAATATAAATAACCCGATTTCTCAATTCACTGCATCTTCAAAGTTCTTAAAGAGCAGAACAGACCGCAACTTTATGCGTCAAGTTATGTCTGGCCACAAACAAAAAGAAACAGGTTCGTTGAAAAAGATGATGGACGCTATGGAATCAGAAAAGAACAAAAAACGCCTTGAAACGGCTGTTCGTATGGGTATTCACGCAGGAAATAAGGAGTAAAAAAATGTCAAAAGAACCATCGTTGACCCCAGACAAAAAATGGACAAAGTCGGCTGCTGCACGCAACATTATTGAATGTCAAAAACAGTTGCTTGAAGTGCAATCGTCATATTTTGGCCTGATTGGGACATTGGAAGAGGGCGAATACAAAAAAGCCATTGAAATCATCAAAAACGGAATATCTGAAATCAAGAACCAAAACCTGATTTTACAGGCGTTATTGCTTGAATTTGATGGAGGTATTCCTATTGACGAAGAAGACGCTATGAAAGCGTTATCTGAATTGCGTAATGCGTTGAAAGACACCGAAGAATAAGGGGCACAATATGTCCGAAAACAAGTTTATTAGACATTTGCAAGGAAAAGACACAGCGAAGTCGGTTTTGGAAATTAGAAACCAAGATACACCGACCTCGTTTGCCAATATGCCGCACGGCACATCAAATGCCAATGATGTATTTTCGGACCATCGTGGCAACGCAACAGGCGTTCTGAAAGGCAGTGAAAACTGGAAACTGGACGGGCAAGACCTTATTGAAACAACCACGGTTTATGGTGATGGCCGTGACCTAACATCTGACTATGAGGCCAGCGGAAACACTCTTTGGGTGGACGCAACTTATACATTTGCCACCGCAAGACGCTTTATGCCGAACACCAAGTTTGTTTTGAAACTTTGCGGGCACGATTTGGAAACTGCGTTAAAAGACACGATTGACTTTACTTTGATTGTCAAATTCGGCACAAGCAACCTAATTTCCAAGACATTTACGGTCAAAGAACAGGCGTTTGATTTCTGTAAAGAGTTTGTGATTGACTTTGCGGAAAGCAACTCTTCAACCATCAAAGTTGACGCAGGTTCAACATTACAGATTCAATTATTGTGTGCTGATGCTAACGCACAGGCAATTATCTACAATGGTATGACCGTATTTACTGCGTTGCAACGCCGTGTGGACAGCGAAACCGTTTCGTCTGATACACAATCACTGGACGAAATGGAATACGACCTCACAACGCATATAAACAATAAAAACAACCCTCACGAAGTCACCAAAGCACAGGTTGGGCTGGGCAACTGTGATAACACAAGTGACCTTGACAAACCTATTTCAACTGCAACACAGACCGCTTTGAATGGCAAAGTCAGCACAGACGGTTCTTCAATTATGACGGGGCCGTTAAAAATGCGTGCCACTTCTTCGTTCCAATGTGCCATCGCACCGTATTGGGACGGAGTTGGTTTTTTTAAGTTGAACGCCGATAATTCTGTGACCCTGATTGCATCTATTGACACGCCTGATGGTTTTCTTCCTTGGGCAACAAATACTTATAACATTGGCTCTTCTTTGAAGAAGTGGAAAAACCTGTATCTTGCTGGAAAAATGTATGTTGCGACTATAAATAATGGCGGCGACTTGGCGGTGCCAGCAAATATCACAGGAACTATTGCAACAAAAGCCGATGTTGACTTGGCAGCAAATTCAGGTCGTATGATTACAGATGAGGGTGTGTGGTATGCAAAAATGGACCCGAATAGCACGGTCCCGTCTTATGCCGAAGTTGAGGGGCGTAATTACGCAGATTTTACGCAAACAGACCAAGACAGCAACCCAATTATTGTCATTTACACATATACAAGTGGTGCTTGGGACAATGGAACCACGATTGTTCCGCCAGCAGAATATGATGGTTATGTGCCAATTACGAGCAAGATTTGGGACATAGCAGAACAGGCGGGTCAGCAAGGTGGTCGTATATTATGGAACCATCAAAGCCAAGAGTTCACACCATACCCGCTGATTGTGTCTTTTGATGGACAAAGCATATCAAATTGCGTGTTTAGTGGGACAAATACAATAACTATGCCTGCGAATTATTCTTTCTCACAAATAACGAATGTTCAATTTGTTGCAGACCATCAAAATTGGCAAGACATATTTGACACAACCTGGGCCGCAAGTTTGACGATTGAATTTGTTGATGATATGTCCATCTATTTTGTGGACGCTACCAGCGACACAACAATAACATTAGATTTTTCAAATGTATCAGTTTCGCCAGGAAACGCAAAAACATTTGAGGTTCATATTGCGTGCGGGGCTACACTACCTGTAATAACTTGGTCGGGCATAGATGCGTGGCTGATAGACAGTGAAACAACACCTGTTGAAATAAATAAAACAGCCATATATGTAATTCGTATTCAACAACGCACAATAGATGTGAGCCCAACCGTGGTTGCAAACTACGGGGGTGCCTACTAATGCCAAGAAGTTGCCTAAACCCGTTTATGTTTCAAAATTCAAATTATGTCACACTGACGGTAAATACAGTGCCCAACGGTGCTACTATTACTTTCAATACAGGAAAAATATCTGGCAACACTTGCACTGTGCGAGCAGGGACTGTCGTTGGTTATACTGTCACATATAGTGGCCTTGAATCTGTCACTGGAAGTATCACTATGATACAAAATATAACAATGACGGTCAATATGCACTATGCTGGTGGTATTGTATTTTTAGATTCTTCGTCTGCTGGAACACAAAACATTCAGAGCCGAGTTGTTGATGTGTATTGCAACATTATTTGTGTTGGTGGCGGTGGAGGCGGGGCTGGCAGATTGCTTGTTAGCATAGTTGCCGCTGCTGCTGGCGGTGGTTCTGGTGGGTATTCAAATGCCGATGTTATCTTGCCGACAAGTATTACACAAGCAACAGTTGGTTCGGCTGGCGGTTCTACAACATCACAAGGGGGCGGAACTTCACAAGCCAGTGGTGGCGGCACTTCAAGTGTTGGTTCTTTGGTTAGTGCGACTGGGGGTGGTGGAGGTTATGTAAAAGCCCAAAACTCTTCGCCAACTATGACAGGGGGTGCTAGGGGAACAGGAACGACATCAAACGGTAATGCTGGCGGAACAAAAAAGATAACAAGTGGTTCGGGCACTGCTAACGGTGGTGCATCTGTGTATAACGGTCGCGGTTTAGGTGCGTCTATAAATGTTTATACTGGTTCAAAACCATCTGTAAAAACAGCATCAACTACTGGTTATGTAAAAATAACCTCTAAAACGCTAACAGATTATCTTTTGACTGTAAATGTCCCTGCTGGTGTAAATTTAACGCTGACAAGTGCAGGGCATACACAAGCGGGAAATGCTATAAGAGTAAGTCCAAATACTGATGTGACTTATGTTTTAAGTAAGGTTGGTTATATTCCTTTAACAAACACATTTAGAATAACTACTGATACTGTCTTGAACCTTGATGATGAACTTGTGCCAATACCTTTGACTGTGTTGAATTGTGGACCTTTAATTGAGGTTTCACAAATTCGTAATGCAGGGCTTATAGCGTCCGCCGTATCAACAACAAAAGATGCGGGGAGTATCGCTGGCACGGTTGACATAACAAAAGACGCAGGTGCGATATTCTCGTTTCCTGTTAGTCCAGAGGTTTTAGATATGGGTCTTGTGACCGAGGCAGTGGAAGAAACCATAGATTGTGAACAAATATAGGAGTGAAAAATGTCAGAACAATGGCAAGTTCGGCGTGGAACAACGCAAGAAAATGATGATTTTACTGGTGCGGAGGGCGAAATCACGATGGACACACAGAAAAAGCAACTGCGGGTTCACGATGGTTCAACGCAGGGTGGAAAGACAATTCCTGATATTGGTATGGTTTTAGACGCTTTGATGCCAGATTATTCAAGACAACAAACTATAACTATGCCGTTCACGGCGACAAAGTATGGTTGGGTAATTGCACACGCGGTCAATGTTTCAACAACAATGTATGTAAATGGTGTTTCGGTTGCACAAGGGAATTGGTCAACCAATACCTGGTCAGGAAACTTAAACTGCCAAATACTTGTTTCGCCAGGTGATACTGTGACTGGTGCTGCTGGAACAATGCGTTTTATACCGTGCAAAGGAAACTAATGGAGGCAAATATGGCAAAAAATCGTCAAAAGTGTGAAGTTTTCAGCCGTTCAATGGGCTACATTCGCCCAGTGGACAATTTTAACATTGGCAAGCGTGCGGAATACGAAGAACGCAAGACCTTTCGGGAAAGCGTTATTTTCGGTCATATTCGCAACTTGTTCAAAAAAAAGGAGGACAAAATGCCTTGCGGAAAAAAGAAAGGTGGAAAAAAATAACACCGTGGGGTCAGTTTTTGGCCCCGATTTGTTTATTATGTAATAAGAGGTATAACGAATGTTGCAACGAGTTAAAGAAGTTCAAGAATCAGATTTGCGTATGGTCGGTGCCTTGGCACGCAACATACAGCGTGTTTTGGCAGTCACACAGGCAGATATTGACGCTGCGGCAGCCCAAGGAAAAGGTTGGCTTGTAAAGCGTGTTGTCAAAGTCAATGACCCACTGGACAATCTGCGTGGCGGAACACAACTCGTTATCAAACAAAATTCTATTCAGCCAGGTCAAAATGTGATGCGTGTGTTGTATAGCGGAAATAGCAAAACCGTTGGTCCAGCCGTTGCCCCGCTTTCCTTGCCTGGTGCCGCGGCAGACGATATTCTTTCGTTGATTGCCTTTGGCGGAACACAACAGGACGGCGTTCCACAGGAATATACACGGCTTGAAAGATTACAGGGCGATGGAACCGCTTATATTGACTTGGGTATTACATTAAACCAAGATGACGAAATTGAAGTTGATTTTATATTCAAATATGCCTCTGGTTCACAAATCTTTGGTTATCGTGACAGTGCATCTTCAAAAAATATAACATTGTTCTCTGGTGGCGGTGCTGGAAGTTTATTTATGGACTTTAATAACTCTGATTATACAAATTATCGTTTAGGAACCACTGGCACAGACGATGCACAATATACAGCAAAAATCAGCAAAGCAAAAAGGGGTTTATATTCGGGAACAACAGAAATTGTGGCAAATAACACGGCTTGCCCAGACACATTTACAACAGGTAATGCGTTGTTATTCTTTGCTGGCGGAAACCCGTCTGGGACAGCGAAGTTCACAGGGTCAATACTTGGAGTAAGAATCAAAGACCGTATGAACTTGGTGCCAGCGAAACGCAATAGTGACGATGTTCTTGGTATGTATGACACAATTACAGGTCAATTCTTTACAAACGCCGCTGGCAGTGGTGCGTTCATAGCGGGTGACCCTATGGCCCCAACACCAGCACGCCCTGCTGATATTGTATGCAACAACGGGGTGTTGAAGTTCACAGCAAATGAGGCGAACTATACTGCCGATAATGTCACATTGGGTTATTGGATTAGAAATAATAACGGGCAACCAGAATCATCGCCAGCCAATTTCTATACGGCTATGATGCCTGTAAAACCAAATGTTTCGTATGTTTGTTTTGGACGAAACAAGGAAACAGATGCAATATCTGGCTATAATCGTATTGCGTGGTATGATGCAGACGGCGTATGGATACGCAATAGCACATACACGCAGAATCAACCTGGTATAGATGTTGCACCAAGCAACGCTGCTTTTGCTCGTTTTCATTGTAATATAAACGGCACCGATGTCACACAAGAATTAGTTGATAGTTATAACTGGGTGTTCCAGGTTGGCACAGCAGAAGTGCCATACACACCGTATTCGCCAACAAAGGTTTATACCGCTGGTCCTATTGAAACCATCGCAATTAAAGACGACCAAGACACAACGGTCAGCACTGCAACCTGTGAAGATTTGTTAGCGTTTGATGCGACCAGAATTGACGAACAAGAAGTTATCAGCGGTGTTATAACCAGAAAGGTCGGTATCATAGTGTTTGATGGAACTGAAAACTGGGTAAAAGCGGCCAGTTATACAAACATATTTTATACAGATGCTGCAACCGATGCGTATTATAATGAAGATTTTTCGGAACGCCTACCTGTTGTTTGCACACATTTGCAGGGAACAGATGCAAGTAATGTAAATATGTCAGATAACACTATTAAATTGACCGCACAGGGGTCGGCGTTGACAACGCCGTTGATTTATGTGAAAGCGTCTGTGTCTGGCAACGATTTGACAACCTGGAAAAATTGGTTGGCAACACAATACGCCGCAGGCACACCTGTAATGGTAATATACCCACTTGAAACACCGACAACAGAAAGCGTGACAGGACAGCCGATGCAAACCGCTGCTGGCGACAACACTGCGGAAATAACGCAGGCAGGTATGGCTGGTTTGGAACTTGAAGTGGAATATGTGGAGGCATAATATGGCAAAACAACTACAACTTCGCAGAGGCACAACGGTTCAAAACGATGCGTTCACTGGTGCTATCGGTGAATTGACGATGGACACAGACAAAAAACAACTCCGCTTGCACGATGGGGCTACACAGGGTGGTTGTGGTTTTATTGACCCAGTTGTGGCGTTTCAGATTCCGACTGCCGAAAACAATTACACTTGGTATAGAAAATATGCGTCTGGTTGGGTTGAGCAAGGCGGAAGACAATCGGCAGGAAGTAATGCCTGGACTACCGTGAATTTGCCTGTCACTATGGCTAATAAATACTATCAAATAATAATGCAAGCAAACATTCCTGACAGCAACGACCCGTTATATTCATCAGAAAGAATTTCTACACCAAACTACCCAGACGATGCAGGACGCACGACTACTTCGTTTAAGTTTATAACACATAGCGTCAGTGCTGCGAGCACGGTTGCTACATCTTGGGAAGTCAAAGGTATGGCAGCATAGGGAGATTGCGATGAATGATTTTACGCTTTGGACAGAGATTATAACAGCGTTTGTATCGGCTTTGGTTTCCGTCAGTATTTCCTATGGCGTTATGAAAACCAAGATGCACTATATGGAAGAAAAGATTGAAAAGTTTGACAAAGACCACGATTTGTTGGTTGAAATCAAAACCAAGATTGACCTGCTTGTCACAGGCGAATCAAACAAAAGGAGTAAAAGATGAACTGGTTATTGACAAACTGGGAACATATCGCAGCGGCGTTTGGTGTATTAGTTGCTGCGTGCTCTGCGATTGTAAAGTTGACACCGACCACCAAAGATGACAAAATCTTGGGTTGGGTTGTCAAGTGGGCAGATGTTTTTTCCATTGTTTTCACAAAGAAAGATGCGGAAACTATCGCAAAAGCGTTAGAAAAGAGCAAGAAATAAATGAAAACAAAAAAATGGAAAAAATTATACGGGCATACAGTTAGTTTTGTGTGCCCGTATTGTCTTAAAGTGGTTCCGCTGGCCGAGGGGACCAAGGAACACGAACCGCCAAAATCACGACAAAAGGAACTTGGGCCAAGCCAAATCTTCCTTGTTTGCAAAAAGTGCAACAATGAAAAAGGTGCCTTGACCCTTGAAGAATATCGTGAGTGGAAACGGCTTGAACTTATACGGAATGGTTGCCGCGAAAGATAGCCCGCTTTTTTCGGTCCAGGACGCTGATTTTATATTTCGGGTTCAGATACCAGCACCGATGGTCTAACGCTTGCCACCACGCAAATTCACCGCCAAAACTCGCAAGTTCCATCGTCAATCGTTGTGCCTCTGTTTCGGTATCAACTTTTCGCATATAATGTTCGTAAATTGTTGGCTGCGGGTTATTCTTGGTTGCCACGGTCCATTCAACGCCCCAAAATTCAGGGCGGGGCTTTCCATCAAAGATAATTTCAGGGTGATGACAATAGAACGGTTTTAAGATTTTGTGTTTCCTTTCTGACATAGCGATTCCTCCATTTCCTTTCGTTTTACATACTCTCTGCTTTTTTTTACGATGTATTCAGCCATATCTTCTCGGTTTTTGCAGAACTTGACCCGCACCCGATAATGATAGGCATAAGCCAGCAGTGACTGAATAATCGTGTCAAACTTATACTCCCAGCCGTGGCGTTCACAATACAGGTATGCCTTGCTTGCGGAATGTTCCACAAGAATATATTTTTCCTCGTAATCTTTCATACGGTCCATTTCACGCAAAAAGCGTTCGTGGCCACCGATAAGAGTTCCAACGAGGTCGGGCACAGATTTGCGTTCAAAGCAGATTTTGTCCTCATAGCCCTGAACGCTGTAATCGCCAGTTTTGAGCCCTGACCGCACAGATTCCACCCCACGAAACCCAGTAAAGTCAAGAGGGGTTTGCTCTCTGGTGTCTTCAATAACTGTCAGTTTTTGTTTCATTTCTGCCCTATTTTTATATCACTTTCAACTTCGTCACCCCAGGTGTCCCACCCGTCAGATTTTGTGCGGGCGAACATTTCCAGGCGTTTCACATCACCAAACAGTTCAACTATGCGATGGCGAACCGTGTCTGGTTTTTCGCTGTGCCGACCTATTTTTTCTATCACGATTTGTTTCACTGCCTTGCTAACTCGTGGCAAACCTTTGCCTTTGGTGGCCAGCAGACAAATTTCGTTATTGGCTCTGGTATAATACCCCATACCTGTAAATGGCGTATCTGATTTTTTGTTCAATTTAACCCAAGAAAAAGCACAGGTCTTGTATTTGAATCCCCACGCCTTGATTAGTTCCAAACCCTCTTCAAGACAAGGGTATGTGACCCACAAGAACAACACAGCATCGTCCTTACAGATAGATTGAACATCAAGTGCCTGTATGTCTTCCTTGGTCATACAATGGTAATGTTGTTCAGCGGAACGCCCTTTGCCTTTGTCCGAATAGGTCTTAAAAGTCCAAGGCGGGTCAGCGTAAATGATGCTATATTTTTCCATTATTCCTGCCTGTGATTTTGATTCATTCATTTCTCAACCTCCGTATTTTTGCTTGATATATTCTTTCATCAAGGTCGTCCAATCTTTGCACCGATTCCACCGCCATATCTTCCGCCCGTTCCGCGATTTCACGGGTGCTGCGGTCATCTGCCTCGGCACGAACATCTGTAAGCAACCGTCCGTTCAGGTCGCAACCGTGTTTCTGTGCCCACGCTTTCGCTGCCCTGCGGCCCTCAACCCACTGTTTAAGCAACTCTGGCGATATTGGCTTGTGTGCCTCTTCCAGTCGTTTATGGCGTTCCAAGACAAAATCATAGTATTCTTTTTTGGTCTTGGGACCATACATATTGCCCTTGCAATAGCCAGCGTATGCGTCACGCCAATCGTCTTTGGACCATTCAGTCGGTGGCAGGTTTATCAGGTTTAGATTCATTATTTAATACCTTTAAGATTTTTGTTCGTTTTCGCCAATCATCAAGTATTAAAGCAGCCCAACTTTTCATATCACGGCCTATATGCCGCCGTAATTTAATACTATAAAAAAGTTTTTGTCTGCGATAGCGTTCTTTCTTCCAACTTTTCATATCTATCACCCTAGGGGTGGGCGTGGACTTGCTAAAAACGAATTTTGTCTGGCCTTTGTGGGTGCAACCACAAGCAGATAGGGTTTGCAACCTGTAATCAGTAGCCACCACGCCCGATGGGTTTATTTACAAAGTTTCAAAATGTCCTTTGTAAGTTTTTCAATTTGTTCAACAGTTTCCAACGATTTGTGCTTGTCAACCAACTGTTTGATTGCGTCCACAAATTCGTGTTCTTTGTCCATCAAAATATCAACGGCCTTTGGACGAATGTCACAGAATAATTTTGCCTGCTTTTGTAATTGTTCGGCAATTTCTTCTGGTATTTCGTCATCGTCATCATCACAGTCGTCACATACAGGACGAGGAAACTGCGAGTGTTCTTTCAAAAATTTTGTGAAATCATCACATACTTCTTTCAGTGTTTTCTTTTCCATTTTCGTTTTCCTTTGGTTTTTCGGTTTCCAAGACCCATTCCACAAAACGAATCTTGAAGTCCATTTCGGTTTCACGGCGGCGAAGTTCGTCCCGTTCTTTGACCTGGGCAACAAAGAGTTCAGGGACCTGCATAAAGTTCGCAGCGTCAAGCCACGAAGTTGTCCAGTCCAGGCGTTCTCGTATGCTGCCCAGTTCGGTTTTATATTTGGCCAGAGCCAGTTTCAAGGTTTCCGCTGTCTTCATCAAAAGTCACCTCTCTGGCACCCAACGGAATCACATTCACAGGTGCTGGTTTTTCTGGTGCTGTGTCCATTACAAGTTGTGGTTGTGCTGGACGCAATACATTTTCCGCAACAGGAATAGATGTTTCAGGTTTGGCTGGTTCTTCGCCGACAACACCAAAAACAATTTCTTTCCAGTTTTTGCCATAGACATATTCATAGACATCTTCGTCACGGAATTTCCACAACGAACCAACCTTGACCGCCTCAAAGCCCAATGTGCCTTTCTTGGCGTTCGTGCGAATTGTGCTTTCCGCACAGTTCATAATTTTCGCAACTTCTTGTGCTGAAATCAGTTTCAATTTGTCCCCCTTTGATTAAAACGGTATTTCATCGTCCACTGCCGCAGCAACCGTTTCAGGTTCAGATTTCGGTGCATCACCGCCAATCTTTTCTGCACGAGTGATTCTAAACGAGTTCCAAATCAGTTTCTTGCCGTCTTTTTCGCTTTCACGAGAAGTGATGAATATGACCGCCTTGTAAATACCACCGATGTCCAAATCGCCAACATTCCCTGATGTGGTTGCGACCAATTTGGTTTCGCTGATAGAACCGTCTTCGCGTTCCAAATCTTCTTCCACGGTGTATTCATCGGTTTCCCAAGCACGACCAGAAGTTGTGGTCCCCGTTTTGTGTTCTTTCTTCAATACTTTGATAATGGTTTCTTGTGTTTTCATTGTTTTTCCTTTTGGTTTGTTTTATATTCCTAATGCGTCACGATACATTTTCATCAACTCATCTTGTTCGTCTAATTCATCAGGGTCCATTTTGCGAAGTTCAACCATCTTTTTGATGTATTTAGGGTCATACCCTGCGGACTTCGCCTCTGACATAACTTCTTTCAAATCGGCTGCGATGGCTGCCTGGTCTTCATTGAGTTTTTCAACCCTTTGAACGATTGAAAGCAGTTGTGCGTTGTCAAATGTTTTCGTCATATTTCACTCCCTTGGTTTTTATGACACGGTTATTATAACATATATTTTTTTATTTTCCGACAAATTATAAAAAATTTTTTACGGGTTGAAAAATCTGTTCATTGACTTTGGTGCATAGGTCTGCAAATGGACCCAGCCCTTGGTGTATTGCGGGTTTTCACACCATAGCCCACACTGTTCCAACTTGGTCTTATTTGCTTTGACCCACGCGGCAAGT